GCCATTGGTCGGGGTGGATGCGCCCGCTGTACCGGCCGAGCCAATCACCACCGCGATACTTGCGCCGATCTGCGCTGCGGTAAACCAGCCCTCGCTGTAACCGCCGTACGCACCACCACCGGTAACCGTGTAAGTACCGGCAGCAGTGGCAGCCGATCCGCCAGAACCACCGCCGCCGCCAGCCCCGCGAACTCGACAACGCTTCATTCCAGGAGTAGGCGTGTAGGTCCCGCTTGCCGTTATGACCTGAGTGGCTAGGAGCCTTCCTGCTAGCGTATCAATGAGCTGCTTTGTGCGAAGCGGCGTCATCAGCTTTGTATTGTCAGTGCCAGTCTCAGCCTCAACTTGGGTTGCCTGCGCGCCTCTCAGCTTTGCGGGCGTGACGATCCTGGCGTCATCGGCACCGGTCGTGACTTCCGCTTGCGTGGCAATCTCAGCGATGCCACTGACGGTTTCTGTTGCTGCAACCACAACGGCAGAAAGACGCTGTTGCAGCTTCAGAGGCGTGACCGTACGCGAATCGTCGGTGCCGGCAGTAACTTCGGCAGTCGTGGCAATTTCGGCGATTCCGGAAACAGTCTCGGTCGCCTGAGTTTGAGTTTTTCGCCCAGCATAAAGGCCCCAGCTAACACCAATGGATGCTGGCGTGGTGTTGAAGTTGGCCGTGTTGGTGTTTACCAAACTGACGTAGGAGTTGAGCCCGTCGTCGGCCTGAATCACATCGCCAATAGAGTAGCCGCCATTTTCAGCGACATACTCGGCAGACCACTTGTATTGGCCGCCACCGCCCAAGAACACGGTGTGCTCGCTGATCGCATTTAGCACGCCGTTGACATCCTGGCCTTGTGGCGGAATGCCTCCGGCGGCCAGAGGGGTCATGGTGACTTGAGGGAACCCGTAATTCCATGTCGCTTTTTGCGGGCCGTCGCCGGGACCTGCTGTGTTCGGAATAGACTCAATAGTCCCTGCTGTGGCATTTTTGCCAAATGGGATCAGGATCAAATCAGGCTGCATTATAGAAAACTCCTTGGCCGAATGGCTGCAAGCCGGATCCGAAAAACCCGAAAAGTCCGGCCGGATCGGCGCTTATGATGATGCTGATTTCCACGCCGCACGGGCGAGGCAGGATATCTGTTTCGTAAACAAGGTGATGCTGGTATGGAGAGAGGTCGAATTCAAACACGTACCGCATCTGCATATGCCCGGTAATCAGGCAGTAGCATGGCTTATCGAACATGGCGCGCATCAACGCATTGATGTTCGGCGCACTGGCATAGACGATGTTGGACAGGGCTTTCAGCAAGATCAGTTCGCGGTATGCATCGCTGGTCAGTTCCCACGTATCGGTGCCGCTGCCAGGCGCACTGAATGGGCGCTCGTTGAACGGATAGAAGCCATCCTCGAAGCCGAAGTATTCGCCAGCCGGGTTAACAAATGTCACCGTCCGACCAATGCCGACAATCCGACCCCAGACATCCAGGCCGTAGCTGTTGGCGTTCGGGATGTCCATCACCAGCCGATAAAAGTCATCGGTGACTTTTTCAGGATCAAGAGCCCCCCACAGGCCAGAAATAATGCTCATCAGCCTCGGGCTGTTGGCATACTGGCTCATAATCGTTTTTTCGATCATATGCCCACCAGCGTGACGTTGGCGGCCGAGGTGGTTGGGTACTGGTCTACGCCGAAGCGCATGAACTCTTCCCATGCCACGCCGTCCGTGGACAGTTCCAGCTTGACCGGGCGCAGCAATGCGCTGTCCAGATTCAGCATGTAGTTCGCCCCTACCACCAGGCCGCCGATACGGGCGCGGTATTCGCCTGACTGGAAATCGGCCACGATCTGCGCCTTAGCGGCTTGTGAGTTGGCGTAGGAGATGGCCGATGGATCAACGACGGTCAGGCGCAATGAAACGGTGACGTGAGCGGGGCGCTCAAGCTTGACGATGTATTCAGGTGGCAGAGCGCCGCCGCTGGCTTCGTCTTTCCAGAGAATCGACGTGTTGCCCATGAACGAGCAGCCAGTTCCTCCTTTAATCAGAATCATCTCGGCAAGCTGTTGATCGTCGCCGCCAACCACCGACACCAGCAGGCTGTTGCGGATCATTGGGTAATCCGTCTCGCCGATGACGATCGATGCGTCAGTGGGGTTGTCCGCCACAAACACGTCAATTACGCCGGCCAGATTGCCCACGGCGCCGCGCACCGAGGCGTTCATGTTCTTGCTGTTGGCCGCGACCGACTCATAACGGCGAGTCTCAAAGTTCGAACGGGGCTCCTGATTAGAACCTGCTGCGGCGGCGTCCGGGTTTTCGACGCGGTCCAGGCCGTCGATGGTTTCCTTGAAGGTGGTGATGGTCAAAGGCGCGGCCTGAATAGGGCCTGAAGTTGTGCACAGAGCAGCCACCAAGCCGGCGCCAACGGTTGAAGCGGCGGAAACTTCCCACTCAAAACCGGCATCATCGACGATCAGATAACCTTCCGGAATGACCGTTCCGCCAATGCCGATAAAGTCCAGCATGGCGATTGAGCGGGTAGCAAGCTTTCGCGTCAGGAAGTAGACCGCACCCAAGGCCTCTTGAAACTGGCCAATGGCATAGCGCGGGTCGAAGTTGTTGCCGAGGGCGATCATCGCGCTGTTCTGATTATCGATGGCCGCCGTTAGCGACGTGACCAGCTGCCCCTGTGGCGTGCGTGCATCTTCGTTTAAGTCCTCGCCGAACGCGCCGCGCATGATCTCCCACAGACCAATCGTGATCGCCTCGCGAGTCGGGGCGACCAGGCCAATGTCAGTGATCTCGATGACTGGAATCATAGTTGTATTTGCCCGGTCTGATTATCTTCGTTGGTGAACAGGATGGCGCCACTGGCCACGCGCCCGGTCAATTGTAGTTGTGCGCTGGCTGATACCACGCCAGTGACGGACTTGGCCGCCTCTTCCAGGTGCATCTTGTACAGCGACAGCGGAAAACCGAACTGGCCCAATACGTTTTCGAAGTAGGGGATGCCGGCCGCCTGATCGTAATACAGATCGCGCGAGAAGGTACGGCAGGCGCTGGCCACATCCTGGGCCTGCTGGTAGACCTCGCTAGCCACAGCAATGTTACCAGAAGAATCGAGTGCCAAATCCCACGTATCAGGCAGAAGAAATAGAGTTCTCATTCCATTGGCACGCTCGGAGATGATCCGCCGCTTGGAGCATGGCCAATGTGCGCGTTGTACTGATCGCGCATCACTTGCATGCTGCTGGTGTGGTCGGTGATGTCGCCGGTCGAAGTGATCGGACAGTTCACCTGAAGAAGGGTGGCATCGATGGTCACGGCGGCCGTGGCTTTGATTTTTATGCCGCTGTCGAGGAACTGAATCCACTGAGACGGCGCGCCATTCAGCAGGCCGCCCAAGTATAGGCCGTCTGACACGTCATGCGTGCGCAGGCTTGGCGGCGGACCCTCGGTTTTGTTTTGCTTCAGCTCGCTGATGTCGCGACGGGCAAACGCGGCCAGCCCAATGTCACCCGGCTTAGGGTCCATGATTATCGCGTTGGTGCCTCCTTGTAGGCGGAAGTAGGGCAGGTTTTCCATCGGCACATTAGGGATGCCCTGGTTGTTGCCGTCCATTTGCTGGATCAGGTCAGTCGCCGATAGAAAGCCGACCGCCCCAGTCCCGCCTGGCTGCACTTCGTTCACCTTGACCAGCGTGATGGTGTAGGCGCGACCGATCAGGCGTTCAAGGATGAACTCGGTTTCCAGTGGGCCGCCCGATGAATCCTCGGCGCGAAACGGCTTAGCGACTGATTGCGACATTGTTGGGCTCGTTGTGAGTGGCGCGAATGTCCATAAACCAGTTGCCGCCTGGCACTTCGGACTCAAGGTTTAGTGTAACCCCGAACACCCTCCAGTCGCCATTGCATGTGGCCATGATGGAGTCGGCAATGCGGATGACGCCACCGAAGCGAATCGCGGGACTGTACAGGCATCGCACGTCCACGCCCTGCATCGTCGGCGCCGGGTAGCCAATGAGGCCGCTGCCAGGTCGTAGCGTGGCGATGGGGATGTTTCTCGAGCCGCCTTGAGGCGCAATACTGATTCTCTTCTGCTCGACGTACAGGTCAATCTGGTAGCGCTTGCACAGGGCGCGGATCTTGTTCAGGTTGGTATCCGTCAGGGTCACGTCCTTCATCGTCAGCGAGTCAGGGACACCATTGTTTTCCAGTTCGTAGCCCATCGCATCGGCAATTTCCCCGAGAGCCTGAACCACGGGCGTGACACCCTTGAACGTGATTGGCGTAGCGGCGGTGTACATGTCGAGGATTGACGTAGAACTGGTGATACGAAACGCCACATCGGGCGCGTTGCTCATGTCCACGTAACCAAAGGTGATGTTGCCCTCGTAGACCGTCGTCAGCTCGCCACCCTGATCGCCGGCCTCGATCTTGATTGTGTTCTGCATGCTGCGTATGTCGCGCCAGCGGATGCGCATCAGCTTGAGCATGGCGGGCATGTTGAGGCCGTAGATGATGACCTCGGCTGTCGGCACCACTGACCCGTTGCCGAAGTTGATGGTGCAGATCGTGCGCAGGCTTTCAGTCACCAGCGGGTTGCCCTGGGCGAAGGTGTCGCCGATCAGGGTGATGGTGGTCCGGATGATCTTCTTGTTCATTGCTCCAGGCCCATCAGTAACCAGCGCGAGCCGAGACCGGTGTAAACCGGGTCATCCGTGCCCAGCGTGTCGGCCAGTTGCAAGTCAAACCCGACCGGGGCATAGGCGCGCAGGGCGCGATTGCGCAACACGTATTCCCCATCCTGAAAGATCGAGATGTAAATGTTCTCGAGGCGAGTGTCCACGTCAATTGTGTACGACGTTCCATTCAGAAGGAACGAAACCGACTGATTGGGGATCGGCTGCAGCGGAATATTCATCAGTGTCATTGCGTCACTGCTCCAGGCGTCCCGTTTACGAATCGATCAAACATGTCCATCACTTTTTCCCCGACAGTTTGAAGCGCCTGCTGAATCCCGCCCGCATCTTCGACCGCACCATTCACTCTCAACAGGATTGACTCAGCGACCTGTCTCGGCTGCTGCACGCCCGCATCGGTCGGCGGCGCGTCCTCCGGATTGGCGGTCTCCTTGGTTTCGTAAGTGACCTCGCCTTCGCGAATCTCTTCCAGGTAGATGTTGGCCGCGATCATGCGGGCGCCATCTTGCGGCATTCTCGCATAGTCGTAGCCGGTGATCGCTGCATTGATGTGGACGTATTCGGGCGTGATGACGTGAAACAGCAGGGTGGACTTCGACAGCAGCTCGAGCTGGGCAATGAACAGGCCGCGCAGGGTGGCATCACCGCCGCCGCGAATCATGGTCACGGTCGCCTGATAGGGGTTCTGCACCTTGTTGTAGCTGGTGAAGGTGCCTTTCTCGACCGGAGCCTGGGACACCTGGCTGTTGTTCTGGTACTTCACCGAATAGACGGTATCCGCCAGCATGATCGGGATGCCGAACTGGTTGAAGATACCCCACTGATTGCCGAAGATCTTGCGGATCAATGTCGCGCCGCCGAAGCTGATCAGCGCACCCGTGCCGGAGGAAACAAGCCCTTTAAAGTCCGGTATCGAGGGCAGCCCTGGAATCGTCATTGTGTGCCACCTCCCAATTGATTAATAAGCTGACTGCTGCGCGATACGCCAGCCGCCACACCTGCGGCAGTTGCTTCGGGCAGAGTGGTCGCCGAGGTCTGCACGGTGACGCTACCGATGGTAACTTGTGCGCCGCCCTGATTGTTGGAAGTGCCACCGCCTGGCACGCCAGGGATGCCCGTCATTTGGATGGCTCTTTGCGCGCCCATCCAGTCCTGACTGTGCGCCTTAAACTGTGGCGAATTGACGGCCTCCTGGCGATCGATCGTGCCATCACCGTTTGCATCCCACACCTTGTTCAGGTCGTAGGCTTTCGAGCCCTTCTTGTAGCCGGATCCCGCCACGGCCTCGTAAGCCTCTCCGACCGTGTGAGTGCGACCATCAGAGAATCCTCGCTCTTGGAAGTAGCGCTTAACCACTTTCTCCATTTGCTCATCGAAGCCCATGGCGCCCAGTTCGTCGCGGGTGTGCCCGTAATACTTGCCGTCCGGGTCGGCCATCTTTTGAATAAGGCCGGTGGCCGATGAGTTGGGGTTGCGGGCGTTAGGGTCAAACGTTCCGCCCGTCTCAAACGAAATGATTTGCGCGAGGTCGTTGGGATCTAGGCCGAGTTGCTGCGCGATCCTGGCAATAGAGTTGGCATTATCATTAGAGAGGCCGCCGCCGACAGCTCCGCCACTAGAGGCGCCAGAGCCTGACGAGCCAACCCAGCCCGCGAGCTTGTTTTTCACCCAGTCGAAGGCGCCACGTTGCGCGCTGGAAATGGTGCCTTCCTGTTCAGGGTCATGGCCCAGCATGGTGTCGATCGCTCCAACGACATGACCAGACGCAGCCTGACCCACATCGAGAAGCGTGCCCGCCATCTGGCCGGGGATTTTCTTTGCCAGGTCGAAGGCGTCACTCCACCGGCCTTCCATCACAGCGCCGATCAGATCTAGCATGGTTTTCATGGCTGGGACCGAGTCGAAAATATCCTTGCCCAGCTGTTTGAAGGCGTTCGCCAGGCCGCGGACGGAGACGCCGTTTTCGTCAATGATGCCTTTTTCGTGCAGCCATTTCGAAAAGGCTTGCTGGGCATCACTCAGCGAGTCGTAGCCGGTCAGCAGGCGGGCAAAGCCTTTCGCCAAGCTATCAACGGATACGTTGGTACCCTTGATGTACTTGTCGAACTCAGTCCAGTCGAACAGCGATTTTCCGCCCTCGGACCAGGTTTTGTAGTCGTCGTAAAGCAGGGCGAAGCCGGCTGCCAGAATCGCCACCACGACAGCCGTGCCAAGGATCGGCGCCACCAGTGCCAAAATAGCGATGCCAGCCTTGACCAGCGCCGGGATGAGCAGCACCGTCACCGCAATGGCGATGCCCTCGAAGAAGTTGCGCGCTGTGCGCTCGTTGCGCGCCAGGTAATCCATCCAGCCCGACACGACTTTCGTGATCTTGAGCAGGACGGGAATCAGGGCGTTGGCCAGCATGGTTTTCAGGCCTTCCCACTGCGCCGACAGGAATGCTTGCGCTTTGCTCAGTTCGCGGCTGGCGGCAATTTCCTCTTTGCTTGAGACGTAGGCCTTTTCCTGCATGCTGAGCATTTCTTGCATGGCGTCACGACCCTGGATCAGGGCGTTGGCCATGCCGTCATCCAGGCCCATCGCCGAGGCGATCGCATAGGCCTGCTGCGGGTCCATCTTCGACAGCGAGTCGGACATATCCAGCAGAACGTCATTCATCTTGCGGACGTTGCCAGAAGCATCGACCACGCCGACGCCCAGCGCGCTGAAGAACGGGATCAGGGAGTCATTGCCCATCAGCACCATTTCCTGAATCCCCTGATTCAGGCTTTTCATGGTGTTTTCGGCGGAGGCCCCAGCACCGCCCAAACCGGCGACAGCGGTATCCATGCCTTTGATGTCGCGGCCAGCCATGCCAAGTCGCTTGGACAGGAAGCCCAATTGATCGTTGGCGTCCGAGATTTGATTGGTGAATTTAAGGATCGCGTTTGAGCCAGTAACAGCCGCAAACAGCGCGACGATCTTTTTCGTCACGCCCGTCACTGCCAGCAGGTATCGAGTCAGTTCGTTGTTAGAGTCGGACACGTCATCCGTAAAGTCTCCGACGCGGTCGCCGGCATCTTTCGCAGCATCGCCGGTTTTCTTGAGCGCGCCGCGAAGGCGCTTCTCAATGTCTTCGGCCTGGCTGGCATCAGATCGGAACTTATCCAGTTCGATCTCAATTCGCATGACCAGTTCATCGACCGTTACCGAGCTCATCTTGTAATTCCTTGATCAGTGCCTTGTTGTGCGCAGACACCTGATGAAATTCGATCATCGTGATGGCGTCTTCAAGCGTTAGGTGCGAGTCAAGCTCGGCGTAAGTAGCCAGGCCATTGTCGAGGACATAGTAGGCCTGGGCACTCAGGTTTACGCACCTTGCAAACGCCTCTGTGTTCAGAGGCATCTGCAACCCATCAGCTTCGATTACTGGGTAACGCCGGCCGTTAAAAAATCGAGGTTGACCTTGATCGATTCTATGCGAAGTTTCCAGAGCGTGGAGATGCTGGTCACGTCGGTGTCGAGAATCAAAGGCCGCTCCGATCCGTTGGGCAGGCGCAGGCGAACGTCTTGCAACACCTCGTCAAGCAACGCCTGAGCAGTGACGTCATCGACGCCGCCCAATGCCTTCAGTGCCACGCTGACCACGCCTGCCATGTCCAGCAGGCCGCGGAACACCAGCTTGCCGTTGTCGTCGGTCATGGTCAGGCCGGAGATATCAACCCCGCCCTTGCACAGCGACAGCGCCACGCGGTTGGCCCAACGATCACCGCGAAGCAAAGGCATCTTCTTCACGATGAACGTTTTGCCGGCGTCCGTGCCGTCGTCGATGGTCACGTCCTTGGTCGTAATCACGAGATGGATTCCTCGCTGTTGATGACCATATTGAACACGTACTGCGTGCCGTTGATGAGCTTCTGCGCGGAAGGGCCGCCACCTTGGCTTACCATGAAGCCGCTGCACTGGACGCGACGGCCAATCGACGGGATGGTGACGTCCAGTGCGCAGAGGCTGGTTTCCTGGTTGGCGTTACACCAGGCGCGGAACTGCTCCATCTGCAAACGGCTGGCGCTGTTCGCTTCAAGGAACACCGTCACCTGCACTTCGTGAGCGATCCAGCCGCCCGATTGCTTGCCATCCACGCCGATTCGGGTTTCGCCCACGGTGGCATCACCGAAACCGAATGCGTTATCGACCTGGAAGCCTTGAAGTTGGATCGCCTGATCGTAGTAGCCCGCAGCGGTGAACATAACGACGCTGTTGGCCGCCGTGATGGTTCTCGGGTTTTGGGACATTGTCATGATTCGTTCCCCTTATTGAACGTTGATGGAGGCCATGTTGACTCTCTGTACCGATCCGCCATCTGTGTACCAGAAGGTGAACGGGAAGGAGCCACGATTGCCGCGGGTCTGCGCATCCGGCGTCTTGAGGTCGATGGCCCAGCCCTTGGAAAGCAGGGATGGCACGATGTCGAAGCCGGCCTGGGTGTTGATGATCGACTTCTGCTGATCGTCCAGAGCGGACGGATCAATCAGCGCAACGATGCCGCCGAAGTTGAGCATCTCGGTGATCGGAGCAGCTGCCGCTGCACGGTGAATCGCCTTGCCAGTCTCGGTGTACGGGATGTAGCCGTAACTGACCAGCATGGTCATCATCGCCAGCTGGAACTGCGCACTCAGGTAGATCTGGTTGACGTAGTTGTCCAGCCACTTGAACTGGCCCGATACGCCGCCGTTGACGTTGAATCGGAACTCGTCGTTGGCCGTGGCGAACTCGCCGTAGAAGGTGTAGCCGTTGCTCATCAGCGCGGTGTAATCGCCTTCATCGGTGATGGTCGCAGCAATACCCGCCTGCTTCATGAACATGATGTTGCGACGACCGTTGGTGCGCTTGAAGTCGATGGCCGCGATACCGCCGCAGACTGCCGCCACTTGCTCAATGGTGCCGTAATACGGGGTCGTACCGTTCTGCTCGGTTTCGTCCAGCCATGCGCCGAAGCTTGCATCGTTGTTGGCGACCAGGGCCGTACCGTCAGTGTCCTGCGCGATGTAGGCGAAGCGGCTGTTCTGCAGCGTCACCCATGCGGCCATGGATTCCTTCGCGGCGCGGATCTGCTCGGCAACGTGCGTGATGACGCCGAAGTTCTGGGTTCTATTTAGGACGTAGGTCATCAGCTCGGCATCGTTCATGACGGCGCGACCATTTTCCTTTTGGGCGCCCGCGGCCTGATCCAACTTGATCGCCAAGCCTGCCACGCCAGAGCCAAAGCTGATGTTGGCGGTGGCGCCAGTATCGACGGTGGTCAGTTCGAAGCACTGCTGTTGCTCGTTGAAATCGCCGACGAAGTTGCTCACGTCGGTCAGCAGGGCCGCGGCTTCAGAGAAACTGGTGACCGCCGAGAAGTTGACCGGCACGGTGATCGGCGAGCCGTCAATCGTTACGATCAGATCGCCGACGACAAGCTTGAGCTGCGCCAGGGTCATGGTGCGAACGCTGGCGCCGCGCAGAATGGCAGGCAGTGCAGCGGCGGCATCCTGCACGACGTTCAGCGCGCCAGGCACCTTGAAGGCGCCGTCGTAGCCGAGGAAGTATCGACCAGCGAAGATGTACTCCGGAGAAGTCAGGCCGTAGAAGGCGCCAACCTCGGCAGCACTGCCAAAGTTTTGCACGCCAATCGTGCGTTCAGGACCGCTCGTAATGAGCAGGGTGTTCATTGCCAACGGATTGCCGCCAGTGCCTACGGCAGACGGGTTGATCGTGACAATGCGGCTTGCCGGGATAGACATATCAGACTCCTGATACTGGGATGATGGTCACACCGGCGCGGTCGGTGAAATCCTGCACGACGGTAACTTGTGGATTGTATTGCAGGCCGAGGTCAATGATCCAACGGTCTTCGTACTGATTTGAGTCGTTGACGTAAATGTGTCGGTCATGCGACTGCACATAGAGCGGCTGGCAGGTGGTGAGCAGGTCGCAGGAGTAGCCCGTGCGCCAGAGGTTGGCTACGACCCGGCTCCGCGCCTCGGCATTCACCCCGTAGAAATCGATCTGCATCCGCACTTCGACCGAGTTCTGAATCGCGGCCTCGGTGGGCGGAAGATTCGTCACGACGGCGATGTCCAGATTCTTGGAAAACAGCACCTGCATCACGACCGCATTATTCGGTAAAGGATTGTTGTTCTGCGCCGCCTGGATGATCTGCAATTCAGATCCTGGAAACAGGCCAAGGAGGAACTTGCGAACATCCTTGTAAATCTCCTGCTGCGTTACGTTCAGGCTCGCCATGCGATCACCCGCGTCCACGTGGCGTAGGATTCAGCCACCTGATCGACCATCCATACGGCTGGATCTTCTTCGCCGTAGGCCGGGAAGGTGAACTTCGACGAACCCTTTTGCAGCCAGCGGCGGATACCGTCAATGGTTCCGTAGGCGTAGATCGAGATGAACTGTCCCTGCTTGTTGTTCAGGTCGAGGTTGTATTTCTCTGTCGATGTCATCGACTGGGTTTGCACTTCGATCTGCTGCGACAGGAACGACGGAACCTGATTGCCGGACTCGTCCACCGTGAATCCGGTATTCACCTCGAGGGTGACGACCTGATTCGGGTTGACGTTCTGCGTGGCCATGTTGGCCAGCCCGCGCACGTTGATCATTCTTCAATCTCGTAGGTGAAGGAGTTTCGCAGCAGCTTGTCATTGGCGCGCAATGGCGCGTTATAGCCTTTGGCGGCCTGCGTGCTCTTGGCGTTCGGCGGATCAGTCCAGGTCATGACCGACTCCTTCAGGGCGTCAACCATGAACTCTCCGGCAGCCCGAATTCCTAACTCCATTCCGCCAGCGCGAATAGCCCTGGCGATAGCTGCTTTCAGAGCATCCTTGTTGTTCGCAACGGCCGTCCGGAAGAATGGGCGAGACGGAATGTTCAGCTCATACGATGGCACGTCCACGATGCGCTCAAGGTTGGCCTTCTTGGCCTTCACGAAACGCCCGTCGTTGCGCATCGACCCATCGGCATTGACCGAGTGGTAAATCGTCTGCTTGCGGCCTGGGATCATCCCCTTGTATCCGTATTCGTTGACATACCCGACATATGCCACAAGCTGACCGTCGGGATACGTCTTGTCACCCATGATGCCGACCTTCAGGGCCGCATTAGGCCCTTTACGGTACTTGTCCAGCATGTCGGTGAGTTTGCTCATTGGGTGAACGTCCTCTGCACTGGCATAGGCGCAATGCCCAGGCGGTAGACGGCCGAGCGATAACGCTTGGTGAGCTGCCAGTACATCGCACCCCACGGGGTTTGCAGATACCAGCGCTCGTTGTTGCCCATGGTGCCGTAGTCCAGCGATACCGACACGGTGCCTTCGGTGGCATTGGAGATGCGGCCCACGACCGGGTTGCCTTTCTCGGCCATGCGGGTGATCGTGGCGATGTGCGCCACCAGCAGATAGAGCATCCGCTTGCGGGCGCCCAGATCCTTCACGACGCTGCACTTGGTGTTGTCGAGGAAGGTTTCCGCCATGGCGAAGTAGTCCTCAAGCTGCACGTCAGTGGCAGTTATCGAAGGGTACAGCGCCCGGAATTCAACCGGGTCGAAGACTACGACGTCATCCATGGTTAAACGTCCGACTTGCCGAGTACGCCGGCCTTGTCGGTTTCCTTAATTTGCGCCAACTGCTCGAAGCCCGACTTCTGCTCCTTGTTGTCCTTGGCCTTGTCTTTGGCGCGCTTTTCCGATTCTTCGGCGAAGATGATGCCGTTCGTTACCAGCTTGGAATCGGCGTGCTCTTTGCGCCAGGCTTCCCACAGGCTCACCGGGACTTCACGGGTGATGCCATGCGACAGGCCTGCAATTTCGTTGTTGTTCCAGCCCAGAATGCGTACGCGAGGCGAATCGCCTACTTGCATGTGGATGCCGTTCGGAAGTTTGCAGCCGATGGTTACAGTGCTCATGCTTTCCCCTTGTCAGTGATGGCGAGGCCGAAGCCCCGCCGCACAGTTTAGATTGCCACCAGCGCGCTGGCTACGAAGATCGGACGATAGATGATCGTACCCACAGTGCCCTGCGAACGCTTTTGGCGCCAGCTGGACAGACCCAGCACCATCGGATGCACGCGCATCTTCTCGGTGAAGGTCGGCTCGACGGTATCAACACCCTCGTAGTTCTTCACGATCAGCTTGATCGCCTCGCCCGCATCGGTAGACATCTCCGGCGCGGTCTGAACTTCCATGTTCGGGAAGTTCTTCTTGATCTGATCGCTGACGTTCACGTTGTACTGGTTGGTACGGGTGAAGGTCGCTTCAGCCTGTGGCGACAGGAGCAGGATCATCGGGGTTTCACGATCGATCAGGCCGCCAGTCTGGGCAACCAGCTCTCCGTACAGCCGAGCGATACCGGCGTATACCACATCACCGCCCGCGGCAACCCAAGTTGCCAGGGTGATGGCAGCCAGCAACGACGGATCGTTCAGGATGCCCCAGTTGCGCAGACCGGCAACACCATTGAAGTAGGTCTTGTTCTGGAACTTGTTCAGGGTCAGCGCGGCGGAAATCTGCTTGCGCGAAACCCAATCCAGTTTGGCCGCACCGGCACGCTCTACTTCCCGCTCACCCAGTTCGATGATGGTCTGGTAGTAGTAGGTGTCGCGGGGTTCCCAGTTGACGTTGGTGCCGCTCATGCCGTTTTCGGAGAAGTCGTCGTAGGACGAGGTTTCGCCGGTCGATTCCGCGATTGGGAACTGCAGGAAGTCGTCAGTCCACGAACCTTTCTTCGTCTCGCCGAAGATCTGGCCAGCCTTCATCGGCTCAACCAGGAACTCCACGACGCGAGGATCGACGTAGGTGGTGAACATCGACAGGATGCCAGCGTTGGGCGCGGTGAGCAGTGGCGCGGCGTCACCCACGGTGCCGCGGATTTCGCGATTCAGGCGCGCTTTGTCGGCTTCGGTAAGCATGGTCGGCGCGATGCCGGTAGCGAACACAATGCCCGCGTTTTGCTGCAAATCATGCAAGTTCATGCTTGCCCCCTTAGATCGAGAATCGAGTGATTTTGACGAGCGCGCCAGATGCGGCGGCCTCGGCAAACTTGAAGTTGGTTGCCTGGTTGTCGGTCGTTACATCCGAGACAGCGCCGGTAGCGGTAACGGCGAAAACAGCATCACCCGGATCGACCGCGGCAGGGGCGACGACGTAGAAGTCACCATTGGAGAACAGCGCCACTTCCTTGCCGGTCGGAATGGTCATGCTGGCAGCGGAGCCCAGCGCAACCACGGCCTGGTTGTTGCGGTGAACGAAGCCGACCACACGACCAGCAACGAATGCAGCCCAGACCTTGCCAGTTGCCAGGTCAGCAAAAGCGAACTGGCCTACGGTCAGCGGCTCACCGGCAACCAGCGCAGCCTCGCCAGCAAGGATGGAGTTGCGCGGGTTGGTCGAAGCGAAGTCACCCGCCACACCGCGAGGCAAATCACGATTGAGAGAACGTTGAAAGGTCATGGCTTACCCCTGCTTGAAGCGAGTAGTGAGAGTGGAAGGCGCGGCGTCTTGGGCGGTTTCGCGCACCGGTTTGACGTCACGCTGCATGGCGACCAGAGCCTTCAGACCGGCTTCGTTGATACCGTCGCAGGCAATGCCTTTCTGCTTGAGCGCATAGGCGTAGATCGCCGCGGCGTCCGGGAAGCCGTCGCAGGCAATACGGCCGACGATGCTTTCAACGGCATCACGGGCGGCGTACTTGGATTCGATCTTGGCACCGACAGCGGCGGCGATTGCATCGGCGTCCATGGCGGTGTCGCGCGGAGCCGGGGCCGGAGTTTCGGAATCCTTGGCTACCGGGGCCTTTTCAGGTTCTTCGTCTTCTGCGGTTTCCGGCTCTTCGTCAGCGCCGAGAACGCCCGCAACCTTGTCGAACTCTTCATCACCAACAATGGCGCGAAGGGCGACAGCCAGTTCAGGGGTAACGCCGTCTTGCACTGTAGAGCGCAACCGGGCGGTAATCAGCGCCAAGGCGCCTTTCTTAAGTTTCATATCAAACCTCATTTCAAGGGGTAGTGAGTCGCTGATTACGGCGTCCCGACCGATTCTACCACGCTCAACCAGCGCAAGATGGTTGCCGTGGATGTTGCGCATTACACCATCATGATGCTTGCCTTCGAATTCGCCGGGCGTCATGACCGGATCGAAGTAGTAGGAGTACGACAACTGCTCCATCTTTTCGGAGTCGATAAGGGCGATTGCCTCATCATCCCAGAACGTGAGGTCAGCATAGAGCTTGCCGTCCTCATACGAAATGTCAGAGCCGATGGCGCCAACTGTTAGTTCTTTCTCAGGGGTCTTTGAGTCAACGTAGATGTGTTTGAAGAGGATCTGCTTTCCCTTGGCGGTGTCGGCGGACTTCTCCAGCTCCGCCGGGTCGCGTAGCATCTGATAGATGCGGGCAGGATCAAGCCCCAGCGCTTCATAGCCTGGGATCTCTCGACCAAAGTAAGGATCAATCTGTGCCTTGCTGATAACGGTGCGAGCAATGCGCAAGTGCCCGCTCTCATCGATAGAGCGCACGGAAGAATCGAAGGCGATGTTTCTTGTCACGGCAGAACCTCGTAGTTCATAAGCGCCTCATACAGCCTAGGGTCGATACGGTCTTTTTGCTCTTCCGCAACGAGCCTTATCACAGATTCTTTATAGGCCCTGTATACAGCGAATGCTTCGTCGGGACAAGAAAACCGGCCAAGGGAGGCATAGGTGCTGTCCGCTGATCTGCATTTCGCTTCAAATCTTTCGCCTACCCTATGCACACCTACCGGCAAGCCCTTCGACTTGGCCCGCCTTACCAGGAGGTAATTCAGCCTTCTTGGTATCAGCAAGCATGTATCCGGTCCATAAATACGATTCCCTCTTACGAGAAGATCCTTGTCCAGATCCATTTCCTCTCGGCCCCAGTTCGGCTGAGAGCAAGCCCAGTCTCCAAAGGATTGCAGGTTGTGCCAATCAGGATGCACGGAGCAGTCATCATAGGAAGAGTTAAGACCGCCACCACCAACCTCGTAGCACCTCTTCATCATGTTCACCCAGCGGAGATATACCGGGGACAACTTGCCATCCATCCAGGCTCCATGCCGACCAACACCGGAAAACCCTATTCCGCAAACAGAGGGGCGATACGGATTCTTTACGTCGCCCCTAATAAGGTTATGGCTGGCAACTTCATACTCATGGCGTTTCTCATCGAGAAACCTGATCCCGATCTTCCTGGATCCGTTGATCGAAACCACTTCGCACTCACCGCCTTGCTTTGGCGAAAATCTATCGCCAACCTGAATTCTTTTACTGCTCATAATCACCCCGGTCAAAAGGTTCGTCGGAATAAGAGTGGCTGCCGGATGACGAGTCCGGCACGGCTTGCAAACCGCTGCCACTGTATGATTGTACACTACCACTCAAGCACAGAACTACTAGTACAACCGCACCTGATTTTCTGGCCGGGAAGGATGTATTCGCCATCGATGAGCATTCCCTTCTGGGCGTCGAACTCCTTGCCGCTCGCTTTCACATGGGAAATCCTGGGCTCCTTTGCGGCTGCTGAGTGTCTCCAGATCGCTTTGGTTATGCCCAACTCCTTCCGTCTCGCTTGCTCCATGACGGCATGAACTTTCGTGGCCTGGTCAGTAGCGATCAGTCGGCACCGATTTCGGCCAATGTGATAAGCGTGTTCCAGGTTGTCGGTGAGTGTGGAAAGATCGAAACCCGCCTCTACGCTTTCCCACACCATCTTTTGCACATTGGCCAGGTACTCGCCAGGGATCGACTTAATCAGGCCGACATTCATGCCAACGGAGGCGCGCATGGCCTCCTTGGTCACATCGGTCAGCTGCAGGTTGACGGCGAACCCCGACTTCTTGAGGGTCGCACTAAGCCCGCGGTCCAGCGCCCCAGCCGTCTGCCCAACGAATCGCCTCGCCATCTTCTGCGGCAGGTCGTTGAGACTGGTCATCCACTTAGCAATGATGGCGTCGATCACGCGGCCGAGGATGTCCCGCGCCGCGTCCATGGCCACCGGCTGGGGCGCTTGCCAGTTGTGAGCGACCGCCTGCATCACCTCGTTGCGCGCACTGCGCAGGAGGCTATTCAGCTCGGCACGGTAGGCTGCCCGAATGCCTGCGTTTGGCTTGAAGTCAGGAAGGACTGCGCGGCGGCGTTTAATCTGCATGCTGCGCTTTAGCCTCTGCTACCGTGCGGCGAGCGCGTGCGCCAGGATCTTTCCCCCACGGCATCGACTGGAGAGTCAGCCGGCCGCAAAACCCGGCAAAGCACCACCAGAGCGTTGGCTTATTCCATCCAGAAGAGAACCGCTTGATCTGTTTTTTATCGAACCAAACCCAACCCCCATTATATGGCCCATGCCAAAGGCGAACATGCGTCGTGCCGTCTGGAGCCTTTCTGAATATCTTCATTGCGAATCCCCTTTGTCGTCGATGCCATCATTGAATGCTTCATCACCCATGCCCTGGCCCTCGGGAACGTCGTCTACGTCAATCCCATTGAACGGGCTTTGCTCGTCCTTCGACAGTGCCTGGCGCGCCTCTTGCGGAGACACGATGGCAGCTGTGACCAGTTGCGCAGCGTTGCGCCCGTTGATGTCCTGAACCTCGGCCAGCTCTTTCGCGTTGAGCTGATACAGCGGGTTGAATTCCCACTTAATGGTCGGGTCGATCTCTCCGAACAGGTTCAACTGAATCAGGTCGGAGAAGGTCTTGATGATAGGGCGGACGTGCGCCTCGTTCTGGGCCATCAGGTAGTCATAGTAGACGCGGATTTCCCCGTCGCTGCTCGCATTCAGACCTGCAGGAGTGGCCCCGGTCAGCTTCACCAGCGGTGTGTGGCTCGGGCCAGCCATCTGCTCCTGCGCCTTGGTCAGCAACTCCGGAAGGCTGGTAAGCGGCGTGTTGATCTGGTCGATCTCTTCGCTTTCCTTGTCCAGCAGCATCATGCCGCTGTTCTCTCGGAATCGGTTGAAGATCCCGGCGCGCAGCCACAGGTTGGCGTCACTCTCGCCGCTGGTGAGGATGCCGCTCATGTCGGTGGAGAGGATGGTCAGGCTGAACGCCTGGACAATCTGGGCCACGCTGTCGGCGGTGCGCTGGTAGCGTTCGACGTAGGGCTTCATCAGCTGGAACATCGAGATGCCGCCGAAGTTGTAGGCAGGCTTAAGGATGTCCGGCACTGGGCGCATGACCAGAGTCATCAGCCGATCGGCGTGCACTTCCTTGCCCAGCACGTACCACTTGGTCGGGATATAGAAGTCAGCCTCGGTCGGGTCGTTGGCGTTGTACATGCTCGGCGTGGACCACATCGGTTCGATCAGGCGGAACCCTTTCAGATCCCCCTTTTTCACGCTGACCTTGTCCATCAGGAAGGGCAGCTTGTCGTCCAGGTGATTGAGCTTGATGTAGATCTGGGCGCGACCCATGCCCAACTCAACCTCGACAGCACGGCGGATCAGGTCGCGCACGCCGTACTGCTCGAAAGCATCGTTGATCTGGTTGATTTTCCTCTGACGCACCGAGGCCTTCTGTTCCTCCTGCACCTTGAAGGCTTCAAGCTGGGTGTCGGTCAAGTCTGAGCCGCTGTCGGCGTCTGGGTCATCGATCTTGAAGCGGCCCCACTCGCGGGTCATCTCGGTGGCGGTCGTCTCGGCCACGGCGCGATAGTCGCTGGACTGACTCATGGCGGCCAAGACCGGATAACCTGGGAAGGTGCCGTAGAAGTTCGGAATGCCGATGGAGGCGTATTCGTAGATCGACTGGCAGCTATCCATGGCCACGGCTGTCTTCTGGCCGGAAGGCACCACGGCCGGCATAAGGGCGGGAGCGGCCAGCATGACAGGCGCGTCATTCTTCGCGTTGCGGACCTGTTCGTCCTGCATCATGCGGATGATGGTGCGCTGCTGCTTCAGCTTGCGGTCCTCAATATCGGCCTGCTTTTCAGCAAGGCCAAGCTCGCGCTCTTTCAGCTCAGCTTCTTTGCGGCGGCGCTTGCGGCCAAGTAGGTCGATCATCTTGATTGGTTCTCTACGTTAATGTTCAGGCCGCGCCGTATCGGAGCGTAGGCCATTATGAAGGCGTCGGCCAAGTTAGGGGAAGGCACTTCGCGCTTTTTAAGATCGGCCTTGCTTTCCACTTTCACTCGACCATTGGTGTCGAAGTCCCGGAGCGGGATAGACAGCTCCATCTTGAGCTTCTCCAAATGCTGGATCGTGCTGTCGATGCTAATTAGGTCCTCAATCTTGAAAGTCGGCGGAACCGTCCCGTTCTTGATCGACTGAACGACTTGGTATGTCAGCCGGAACCGGTCGGCTACTTGCCACCACATCTGCGCCTTGATGTTGCTGAAGAAATCCTTGTTCTTGATCTTGGTCTGGCCATAGATCGCCTCGGGGCGCATCACCTTGCCGCCAGCGTTGAAGCCATCGTGCGTGACCCGGTTGTTCGGGAAGCCTTTATTCAGCTCATTGAACTTTGACCCTGAGTGCGACCCAACGCCGACCGAGTCATAAATAATATGAGCGCCGGCCTTCTGCGCGCTGTGATAGGCGCGAGTGCAGGACTGTAGAATCTTGTCTTCTTCTCCTTGCCACTCATCTGTTTCCCTGGCTACCGACCCAACCCGAAGGATGGTGGCGCACAAGTCTTCGCCTCCATCGGCAACGTCATAACCAAGCGTTGCGCGACCATCCTCAAGGCCAGGGATCAGAAGGTGAGCATCAATAGCCGCTTCGACCCACGACGCCTTGATCACCGAACTATCGTCATCCGCCCGCGGCTTACCAAGGTACACATGGTCAAACGTCTCAGGGCTGCGGACGCGGTGCGCCTCGATAACCTTCAGGATCGTTTTACTCAGGAACGGATTGTCCGTGTAGTTGATCTGGCGAACGATAGTGTCAGGCGGCTTGTTGACCACGAAGTTTCGCCACACGAAGTCGCTCACAAGCTTGGCGTTGAACAGCAGCCAGCACTCGGAGTTGTCCTTCCGGATCGTCGGCTCCAGGATCTCCCACTGACTTGCGGTGAGGCCATGGCTTTCCTCTGACCACAGGATGTCCACGCTCTCGACTGACTTGATCTCTTCGGTGTGACGCCACAGGCCATAGAAGATGAACTCGGCACCCGTCACCTTGTGGATGATCTTGTTCTCCAGGATGCGGAAGCGATGGCGAAGGCCGAACCGATCGATTTGGATCTTGAGCAGCGCATAGACCGATTCCTCGATCTTGTTTTGGATCTGGCGCACACAGAGGAACTTGAGCTTGTAGTTGTCAGCCAGGCGAATGGCATGGCCGGCCGCGTCCCATGACTTCGAAGAGGACCGGCCGCCGTGCAGGATCTTGTTCCGCGACGGCGTCTCCCAGAAATCTCGCAGGTTCGGATTAAGCGTCGGTCTTTGCTGCAACATCTGCATAGAAGTCGCCCATCCCCATTGGTGTTCCTGCGCTATCGCCTCCAGTCGGATCGGCAACAATGTCGTACGCCTGGCGCTCAAGGCCGACCAGTGTCTTCAGCGTCTCGGCCAACTCCTTCATGGTCTTGGTGCGGGCCGGAAGATCGATCACCTTCTGGTACAGGTCGTTGCGCTTGTCCTGTCCGTTGTCGTCAGGGTTGCGCATCAGCTCGCCCAACTCTTCAAACAGGTCACGGTTATCGGTCAGCCCTTCCAGTTCATCCAGCAGCTTATTGGTGAGGCGGCGGCCTCTGGCAATGTCGCCCCGATGGGACAGACGAACATCAGCAATGGCCTGAGCATTCGACTCAATGACGAGGCGATCTGTAACAGCACGCTTTGCTGTTACGTCTTCTGTAACAGAGTGCCTTGTTACAAGGTCTTCTGCCCTTGCCTTGATCTTGCCGGACAGGTCTTGCACCCACCCAAACTTCTTTGCTCGCCTAGCGATGGCGACATGGTTGGAGCCTGGGCAGGCAACTGCGATCTCGCGAAGAGACAGCACGCCAGCCCGGTACAGCTGTTCGATCCGCTCCCAGTCTGGAGCCTTCTTTGCCTCGGTCATTGCTTACTACGCCTTATAGTCAATCCTTCATCGCTTCCATGCACCGGTTGTAGTTCCACTGACTGAACCATCTTGCGTTGGTTTGCGGTGGATACCAGGTGGTCATGGTGACGGTTTCGAGCATGTAGGTGCGAAGCTGCTTCTGTTCAAGCTGGCTGGCTTCTTCGTACAGGTATTCGATGGGCTCGCCGAGGTTGCGCCGCGCCATGATGATGTTGGACATCGCGCCGACGATCAGGCAGAACTTCTCGGGCTGGTGGTGGATGTTGTCTGGGATCTTGCCGGCCATTACCGGCTGACACCAGGCTGCGACAATCAATGCTGCTGCTGCAAAACGTTTCATAAACATAACTCCGCCAAGGGTTGGTTTTTCGCACCACGAAACCGATTCGTCTCAGTTTGTGGCGCGCACGAACAGTAGCCGGTCAATGATGCGGGCGACATTGCCGCGCTCTTTGACAGCCAGGATCAGCAACAGGGATAAAAAGATGGTGACGACCGGGGATATTGAGGGCCATTGCTTATACAGGATGATGGACCCCATGACTTCGATCCACTCCGCGCCGGCCACTGCGGCAATGCAGAAGGCCGTGACGCTCGGGAACAGCTTGTACTTGGCGCCATTGCGTTGGTACATGAACGCCACAACAAAGCAAAGGCTGCCGCACAACATGGCGTACAGCAGCGTATGGGCATGAGAAAGGCTCATCATTCACCTCTCCGGAGCTTTCCGATAGCGGCGGGTAGTTCTGTGAGCCACTTCGGGAGTTTCCCGGTGCTGAAAGTTTCAAGGACGCTGATGCTAACCAGGACGGTGATCAGGCTGCATCCGAACGCTGCGATGCCGCTGGTTTTGGTCCAGGCCTGGGCAAGCACTTCAGCCGCGGCGTAGTACCCGCCAACCCATCCAGCTAGCAAGTATCCGACCCGCTGCGGCGTACTCAGTTCCTTGGCCCACAGGACAAAGATCAGCGCGCCCACGAATGAGCACACAACCGCATTCAGGTCGATCTGAGGCATACAGCTTGCCACAGCAACCCCGGCGAATCCGACAATGGTACAGGCTGCCGGGGTGGCGACATCGGCCATATTCAGTCCCTTAGTGTTTGTAGCGGAAGTGTTGGGGGGCGCTTTGTTCTGTGCAGCCAGACAGCCCAGACACTGCAAAGATCGTAATGCCGACGCTCATGGCGATGGCTAGCATTGACGATCGGCGTTCGTTGCGCGTTCCTTCGGTTCTTTTTAGGCCCTGGATAATAAACACGCAAGCCAGGAACACGTTCGCGCTGATGTCCCGATTCATCGAGTAACTGGCCAGGGCCAGCGAGAAAGCCAGACAACTCCAAGCGGTAGACGGTTTCATTCTCGACCCTTCGCATTTGCGTGTTGGTTGATTGTATGCGCTCTGGATTCGTTCGTCATGTCAATATGACACTTAGCAGATTGACGGGCATGAAAAAGCCCCGATTTTTAGGCCGGGGCTTTTTTGTTGCGCCGATGATTTGAGCTTCTGCGAGAGGCTTATCGGTTTAAAACAGGACAGAGTTCTCGACGCATCCCGCGCCGTCGGTTCATAGCACCGAACGCTCGACCGGGTAACTCCCAGTCCTTGCCACCAGAAGCTAACAGGATTTCAGGTCCTGCGCTGGCATTGTCGCTGGTGGTTGATGCAGATGTCAGGGGCTGACGAATCGCCCCCTTTCCAGGCGTTATGACCTTGCGGGCTTTCAACATGCACCGCTTCCGTATCCTGGCACCGATGTGTAATTGGCCCTTACTGGGCTTCATCTGCATTGGTCAAAACATCTCCGGGGCAAACCGGGCGCTTGTGGTGCTTCACGTCAATCCAACGATCCGCTCCCAGCATTTCAATGGCAGGTGATCAACCCTGCTTCAGATGTCTTGCCGATGTAGACGATGGTTTCCGCGTGATGCGGGCTGGCGGAAGCTGTTCTCCGCGTCGCTGGCGTTGGTTGTCTGGTGCCGATACAGGGATTTGAACCGAGGACCTTCCGCGTATGAAGCGGTTGCTCTACCTGACTGAGCTACATCGGCGACTGATCCAGTATAGAACAACCAACTTAACTCTGTGAAGCCCTTTTCAGAACCTTTATCCGAACATCATAACTATAGGGCCAGTCAGCGCCAGAGCCCACCCGAGCAGCGCAATCGTCCTTACCAAGCGGTAATCCTCATCCCTGGCCACCCATAGATTCCAAAGCTCATGCTCTGTCGCCGACTTTATGTGTCCGTTAAATTTACGCTGCATGTCTTCGCACTTCATGGCCTCACACCTCGCGCAAGCCGGTCCCGGCGAATCAGGCGGCGGCAACCCTCAAGGCATCCTCCGCAGAGCACAAGCATTAATCCGACGTACAAGTGAATGATCATGTGGCTTGCCTCTTGAGTTCGCGGGTTTTGGCGCGGTATTCGGCTGTGATGGCTTTCAGGTCTTCGATGGTGTAGCGCTTTGGCTCATGCGGGCCTTCTAACCAGTCAACCTTGTCCTGGCCGATGCGCTTTATCAGCTCGAACCGGTAAGGCCCGAGGTTGCCGGACTTGGCCATGTTGCAGTTGCGATTGCACTGCAGGTGGACGTTCAGCGGTTCAAAGCGCAGCTCTGGGTGCCCGCCAGCTGATCTGAAATGGCCGGCCGCGTATTGAACATCTGCCGTGGTCCCGCAGGAGATGCACGGCAGTCCGGCGTCCCTGGCCCGCACCCAGGCGTTAAACGCTGTCTGAGCCTCGCTCACGTACCGCCCTTTGGTCTTTACGCGCTCCTTGGCCGCTCTCAGGCTCTTGCGGTCCTCCTGCTGAATCGCCTTTCTCGCCCTATCCTGATTCTTCGGCGCATCAATGATCGCGCAGGCCGGCGAGCACACCGCCTGGCCCATGCGAGCAGGGACGAATAAGGTTCTGCAGGACTCGACCCGGCATTTCTTCGGGCGCGGCGTCTTGGCCTGCAGACTCACGACGAAGCCTCGCACTCAAGAGTTTGGAGATTCAGGAGCGTGAAGTGCCCGCGGCCTGGAATCCATCCAGCCGTGTCGATGTGGTAGACGTTGCCGAGTACCGCGACCTCGCTCATCGGTGTATGGCCGACCACCATCGCACGAATATCCAGCACGCCCGACACGTCTCCCTGCTCAACCCGTGAGCGCGACCACATGCAACTGTTCTGTACAAGCTTCAAGCGCTTCGGTGTAGTTGCGCATGCAAGCTCGAACTGCAGGTCATGCCAGGATGGGAACGGGCAGTCAGCGTGCACCAGACCAACCAGGCCGTCGGCAGTCTCGACCTCGATGGCGATCGGCAGCTCGGCGAACTGGACGCGGAACTCTTCCTGCTCGTCGCGATTCAGGCCAGCGAACCATGCCCCGCCGTTGTAGACCCAGTTCTCCACGTCGCATGTGTCAAAGCGCACGACGTAATCGTCATGGTTTCCGCGCACCGCGTTGAACCATGGCTTATCCAGCCACGCCAGCGCGTCTCGGCATTCCGGACCGCGATCAACCAGGTCACCAACGCTGAACAGCCGATCCACGGCAGGATCGAAGCCGATGGCATCAAGCGCAGCCTGCAGCCGGGTGAAGTGACCGTGAATATCGCCAACTGCGAAGTCTCGCCCAGCAGTATTGGCTTCGAATCGTTTGATCATGCTCATCAGTACCGCCCATCCCAGTGGTCTTTCTGCGTCCAGCGGACTTGATGCTCCGACCCGAAAGCATTGACCCATTCGATCAGTTCGCCGCACTGCTTTACGGTTAGCTTGCTTGTGCGCTCGTAAATCACATCGAAGCCGTTACCGTCTACCGCTGGAATCATCTGCGGCTGATCGCCCGACTCGCGAAGCCAGGCAGCCGTCAGAAGGCGCTTCCAGATCAGCACGCTCCACTTCTTGCCAGCATGCTCGACCTGTGCGGCGATATCGGCCAGCGCGGCGTGTAGAGCCTTGTTCTGCTCTCCACTGCGATCCACGTCGGTGACGGCCAGCTTCTTCGGCTTCGCCAGGTCCAGGCCCGCGATGTAGCCCATGGCCTTGTTGCGATCTGATTCGTTTCGGATCTGTATACTAGCCATTGCGTCGATCCTTCCACACCGACCACGCCAGAGCTACGCCGTGATATGCAAACATGGCGCCGCACGCCACAGCGAACCATGGCGAAGGTTCAACGTTGGAAGCGATCAGCCAGATCGGGCCCGACAATGCGTGGAACTGAATATTTGTCATTGCGCCGACTCCATGCCGAGGGCCTTTTCAGGTTCTATTTTATTTGAGTCGCGCAGCAGGCGGGCGACGTACTCGATTCCCTTACTTGTGAACTTGGCCTGATTGAACGCATGGCCTCCCTCGCTGGCGCCGGTCTTGACTTCAAACCGGCCGGCGTCGATGTGGTTGGCGTATGGCACCCACTCTCCGCCGATCTGGTACATGATCTTCTGATCGCTCAGGAAGGCCCGGAATAGGTTCTCCTTGATGCCCAGCAGCTTGGCGACCTGGCGGAAGCCCTTGAGGCCTGACGACTCGACGTAACGGTCTACGAACTCGACCTTGGGCGCGGCGATGGCCAGTTGTTGGGCCTGCTGCTCGATGTGCTCGGCCTGGTCTGCCGCGAGGCGCAGAGCTCCGGCCAAGGTCTGCGGAACTTGAACCACTGGCGACCGCATGACCTTTAGCTTTTCGAGCACTTTACGGCGAACCGCTTTCGATTCACGCATGCCGACCAACATGCACTGGTCAGGCGTCAGGTCGTAATAATCCATGAAGGCGCCGGTTCCGGGGTATGCAATCTTTTTGCACCCCCCTAATTCGTCGCCCAGTTCGTCTTTTATCCTTGCCACGAACTGGTCATTGCGAACGCGGGATTGGCCGGCCTCTTCGCGCGCATCATTTACGATGTCGCGCAGGTCGATGCTCGACATAGTGAGGACTTGCATATTCACTAGCTGATTCATTGCGAATCCTCGGCGGATTCAGACTCTGGAATATCAGCATAGGTGTGGCGAACGGTTGTCACGGTGCCAGTGACTTCTACGAACCACGCCTCATCCCACCACGGATAAGCTTCTGGCTCACCATGCTTGCCGCCGCCCGACATGAAGTTGTAGGCCAGCCCCTTGTCGCCAGGCAACTTGATTACCCGGACATCAACGTCGTAATTCCGCCCCCAGCTGTAATGGGCTCGACTTTTGATTTCTGCAACTTCGTCACCCAGCCAGCGGACCTCATTGCGAGAATCCTGAAGATCATCGCAAAACTCTTCCCAGAGCGAATCAATCTGATCCACTGGGATTTCCTGCATGAGCTTGTCGATCGACTGCCATTGACCCCAGTGAGCCAGGATCAAACGTTGGGCTGCTTGCTTAGCGGTAATTTCCATTTTCTTAATCCCAAAAAAAAGGATTCACCTGCGCCCTAATCACCGAAGTGACTCTGCAAAAACCGGATCAGTAACCGGCCAGGGCGCATGTGAATCCTTACTAATATTTGCCGGCTTGCAGGCCGGTCGCACATCATACCGCTACTGGCCTGGATTGGCCAATGGGGCTTTGCTCATTAGGGCGTCTATCTCGCGCTCAAGGAAGCATGCGTTGAACCATGGGGCATTTTCTACCAGCTTCACCTTTGGCCATTCGTACGCAATGAAGCGCCAGCGCTCTGCATCTTTGCGAAGCGCGGTGCACTCATTCAGAGAATTGGCGTACCACTCGGCCAGCGTATCGACCTGAGCATGAAGCGCCTCACTCTCAGCCATCAGCCTTTCAATCTCGCACCCTGCGCACGGGGACTGGCCGACTACTGGAAGCAAGGCGTGCTTTTCGCATGGGGTGCTCATGGCCTGGCCTCCAGTGCTGCGCGAGCCTGCCAAGTAAGCCAGCGGTCGTTGATTCGATAGTCCATGTAACCGCCAGCGATGTCTTTCTTCAGCGTAGCGCCCTTGTGAGTGCAAATCTTGCGAGTTGAAACCCATGACTCGAAGTTTGCCCGCTCATCTCGCTCAACCGGCGCGCTCGGCTCTGCGCTGGCGGATAGAGCAGCGCTCACAATGGTCCTAGCGTGCTCTCGCATAGAAGCGCGACCCTGCTCGGGCATGTGTTCCCATGGGTAATCCATACAGTCCGCCAGCGTCTTTGCGGCAGCCTCCACATCCATATGCTCTTCTTGCACGGCAGCATCAATGCTGTACGACTCCCGAAGCTCAGCACGCAGCGAGGTGATTAGGCTCTTCTGCTGCTCGACAGCCTCTGAGAGCTTGTCGCGATCGCGCTTGGTTTGATCAAGCTCGGCACGCTCAACAGTCACGGTCGAGGTGTAAAGGCCTTCCATGCTTTCCGAAACTGCAAGGCTGCCGATCAGATCGAGAATCGTGTCCGGCTTTGCAGCAAGCGCCAGATCTGCGTAAGCCTTGTTTTCCTCCATCAGTCCCGGAAAAGATCGGTTCTGGTGAACGTCGAACACAATCCCATAGTCGTTTCGGATGTAGGTTAATACGGCGCCGTCCATGTAGCGAAGCGGAAGAAGGTCTTTGCAGGCCTCGGCCGCTTTCTTCAGGTCGCTGTATTTGTCGGCGGCCTTAATATCTTGCAGTGGTGGCTGACTCATCGCATGACGCAGCGCCGCCTTGTTCTTTGTCCATTCAGGCCCCTTGTAGGTGCAGGCGCTGTGCTCTAGGAAGTCGCGCAGGGCTTTGAATGGGACGCTGACCATCTTTTCGTTGTTCATGCTTTCACCTTCAGGCCTTGTGCGGCAATCATGCTCGCGCACCGGTCAATGACGTAGCCGGGAAGATCGACATGGCCGAATTCTGTGCTTTTCGGAAGCTCAATCTCGATAGCGGCGCGGCTTGCTTGCCATGCATCCCACATTTCGCCCTTGATATACGGATCAATTGACGTTTGTTTGCTCCACCACGATTCAAAATGCTCGCGTGAGTTGTCGCTCATACCATCCGCTCCTTAGACTCAACGATGACCGCGATCCGCTCCAATCGCTCTTGGGCCTGATCCGCAAGATTCGCATGGTCGGCCTCATCAACTACCGGCATGACGACAAAACGGATGCCAGCCTTGGCGAAGGCGTGGGCGACATCAAGGGACTTTCTGAGTTGTACCGGGCTGGCTCGGTTCATTTCGGCTGCTCCTGCATGGCTTTGCCGATCTCGGCGGCTGCGCGAACGATGGCGCGGCGACAGCAGTTTTCATTTACCCAATCGAGCAAACCCTGCTCGCGCCACCACGAGACTTGGACGTAGTCATCTATGGCAATGTCGAGCTTAAGCTTTACCGCCAGCCGAAGCGCATCGCCGTCGTCCTCAAGCGGGTTCCAAACTTGGCCAAGCGAATCGCCAAAACGAAACCCTGAGACATCGCCAGTAAATCGACCGTACCAGCTACACCAGACCACCTCGCAACCAGCAGCCTTTGCCGCGAACTCCAGTAACTCACGATCTGACATTTCCATTTCTTTGCCCCACAAAAAAGGCTAGAGCGATGCAGTTTCCATTTCTGGAATTGGCGGACATGTTCAGTACATGCACTGCATCGCTCTAGCCTTACTGAATTGAAAGCCCGCCAAGGCTGTTCGCAAATCATACTGGCGGTTAACTTGCTTGGCTAGTGGTTTTTACGAAACCTCTGCATCTGGCCAGATCAATCGCGCCGATCTCAAGGCGGCCGCGTAATCGATGTCGCCATCCAGAACGACCATCTGAAACGACCTTCCGGATGCGCGCACAGTCCAGTTGCGCTTGGTCATGCCCACCCCTTCGTAAGCTCAGCCACCTTTACGCCAGATTCCTGCAGGGACTTTATGACTGCCGACGCGAGATAAACCGGCGACGCCATTCGGTAGTCGCCAGACGGCAGTGGCTTCGGCAGTTCAACCACCAGAGTCTCCCGTGCCGCCTTCCAGCCCAGCCAGTAATCCGGGAATACCGCGTCGGGCTTTGTCGCTTCCCAGTGGGCGCGACATTCGGCCAGCTGCTCTTGCTCGGTCTTCATGGCCGGCCCTCCAAAGTGCTTTCCCATTCTGGATTTGACAGATACCCACCACCATCGGCGAACCGGCCCTGCGGCGACGGCTCTATCCACATCCCGACTTTCACTTTCGCATATGGCTTGTTTTCATAGAACACCCACAGACCATTGGCGTCTTGCGCAAGCCGCTGTGACCACGCTGGCGCCTCGCTCCACTCCGGCTTACTCATGGCCTTGCCTCCATCGTTTCCCGCCATTGATCGTGGATGCGCGCCCTTGCTGCTCGGCTGTGCTGATTGCCGCCAGAATAATCAATCTCATGCCGCGCATGCATCGCGATCGGCTTGTGCTCGTACCAGTACCACTCGCCGCCTTCGTCTTGGGCCAGGTACTGCGCCCAGGCTGGGGCATGGACCCATTTTGGCTTGCTCATAATTCACCTTCGTCGTCACAAGTCGGGGTTCCAGCCGTGGCCATCGCCAATACCTTCTCGGCTTTCTCCAGCAGTTCTGGATACTGATCGTTCCAGTTCTGCTTGTAGGCCTTGGCCATCAGCTCTTCTAACATCGCCAGCATCTGCGGCGCCGTGCGGATCAGGTAGGCGTTCGCCCACGTCTCATCGCCGATCACGTACTTTACGCCGTTGTGATCCATGGCGCCGAGGTTGGCGACGGTCAGTGGTTCATCGTCGCGCATGACGCAGATCGAGTAGTCCTCGCGATCTACAAGCCACTCTTCTTTGGTGTGGTTGCTCATTCTGCTTCCTCCGGCATTGGCGCCCACTGAACGACCTTGTAGCAATGGCCTTCGCCCCGCGAACTGCACCAGGCGCCGCGCCAAATACCATCGCCCTGATATACCCCGTTCTCGACGTTGAAACGCCCGCAGACCGGAATTCTGATTAGCACCTCAACCCCGACCTCTGGCAACCGTTCGCCGCATTTCACCCATTTGCTCATCGCTTAATCCTCAGTTGATTTTCTTTTTTGTGCCATCTCTTCAAGCTCGCGCTCGGCTTCTTTCAGATCCTGCTGTGCCTGCAGGTGCTTGCCCTGCTTGGCGGTGCTGATGGTAGACCGAAGGCTCTTCCATCGGGCGCGCATCTCGTCGCTGCTCAGGCTTTTCTTGTCGCTGCCAATCAGCGCAACGATTGCCAGGCCATCCGCCGTAACTCTCTCTTCGGCGTGCATCTCCAGAAGCGCAGCAGCCCTCGGTGCTGGGAGTAGGCCGGCAACCTTCGCCGCCTCGATGGCCGGCCCGCGGCGAGACTTGTCGGTCCCGAGCGACACATTCCACTCGAAAGGCTGGCCGGAGGATCGCTTCTCAGCCACTAGCCGGTCATAGGCCTCGACGAACGCCATGCGCGCCGCCACCTTGTCCCGCATGTCGAGCAGTGGCTGAGCAATTGCCAGCGCCCCCAGGATCTCGTCAGAGACCATTACAGTCTCGCTTTCGTCTCTTGCTCTCTGGGCTATCGACCAAGCCTCATCGCGACCAGGACGGCCATCAGAGGCCTTTGCATTCATGATCTGGCGAATAACGTCAGCAGGCTTTGGCGAGAACCTTCCGTCTGCCGGGTCTTGCAGATGCGCGGCAATCCCATTCCTAACCTGATCCAGGGTGTAAGCCCCAAGCGCAGCGAAAAATAAATCACCCAGCTGAGCAGTGATCTGGCGCTCGTACACGGCCATCGCGGTGATAAGCAACGAGTTGAACTCGTGTCGATCTTCAATTCTCACGGAAGAAATCCCCCTCGATAACAAACCCCTGGTCATCCAGGGCTGGCTGATGGTTGCTAGCCTGTTGCG